TGAACCTGCTAGTAACTACAATTACGTCATCACCGAAATCTATTTCTGTCTCTGCTGCTGCTGTTGCCTTATAGACAATAAAGTCAGCATCATAAAATAGTTTCATAGGTGGTTAATGGACTTCTGCCCAGTTTTTACCTGACTTTGACTCCGCTGCTATAGGAAGTCTCAGGTTATAATATTCACCAGCTTGTACAGCAGTTAATTCAAGTAAGAACTTTAAATCATTTACTGATGCTGGTATAGTCTCATACTGTAATTCGTCATGTATGAAACCAAGTTGATGAGAGTGACTATCTAACTGTGCGTCAGCTAGTACCATCCATCTTTTGGCTATGATCGCCGCCGATCCTTGGAGGAGGTAGTTGAGGGCGACGTGCCCTTTGTCAACGCTGATATTACGACCGTCGAGTCCACGGACATAACCTCTTTCCGCAGCCCGTTTAACAGCCTTAAGCAGATCGGAAAGACCTTCAATGGCGTTAACAAACGCTTTGCGTATTTCTTTACCCTTTCTTTTTGCTTGAGTTTCCCCAAGGCTACCATCGAAGGATGTGCCGATCTTTTGATCTCCCGCTCCATATAAAAATGCGTAGGTAACTGTTTTAACTTGTCTTCGACTAATGCCAATTTTATCAGCATTTTCTTGGTGGATGTCCCCGTTAAGTAGGATATCTGCGTACCTACCGCCGTCGTAACGTGCGAGATAATGAGCGAGCATCCTAAGCTCAATGCCCGAAAGATCAGCACCGACCATAACCATATTTGGTGAAGCCGTGAACAAACGTCTAAATCTTTCATCACTGGGAACCTGACTTAAATTGGGATTACGGTGTGATGCTCTATGAGTAGCACAACCTACCGAACAATGGTGATGTATCCTGTTAGATGTCGTAACAAGCTTCTGCCATGCGTTCACGCCGTGTGATATCATCCCAAGCATCTTTGTCAGTTCCAGTACTCGGAGAAAACGAAGAGCTATATCCGTCCCAATATCCTTTAATACGGTCTCGTCTATAACCGCCTTCCCTGAATTCGTCAGTGAGGACGGCTGCCAGCCGCAGTGTGTGGAAAGTATCCATGCTATATGATCCCTTGATTGTGGATTAAAATCTTTCAGTCTAGTAAAGGACACGCCTTTGATATAGCCAGTCCTCTGGTTATCCCTCTTGGGTGTGAAAACTGCTCCGGCAACGTAGGGGAAGTCTGCTCTAAGCTTGGCTTGAGTTGATTCCAATTCGTTCCTGAGAGTTGATTCCAATTCTCTAGCTGATTGTTCATCGAAGTACCATCCGTGGTGTTCTTGTTTTGTTAGTATGGTAGCTACCTGATGTTCTAACGTGATCCATTCAGGTAAGGTAGGAAATGCTTCCATAGTCGTCTAGTGACGTTTACATCTTGTTTGCAGTAGTCCTCCATATCTTGAGACCAATCACTCCAATCATTGAGTTTACCAAAGTTCCCTTTGTACTCATTGAGTCTATACCCGTAGGCTTCGAGTGAGTGGCGGCCATACAATTGTAGAGGCATGTGTTTCCA